GCAAAACTTGGTGTATCAAGCAGAGGAAGTGGTAATGTTAGCGAAAGCGGCAACGTTTCCGATTTTGATATAGTAACAGTGGACATTGTGGCACAACCAAGTGCCCCAGATGCCTATCCAAAGACAATCTATGAAAGTTTATTTAATATGCGTGGTGGCGCCTCAATTTTTGAGACCGCTTCTGCGTTAACACACGATAAAAGTGCAGAAAGACATTTGATGAATCAGATCACTAATTTCATCAATGAACTTAAATTATAAGTAGGAGACTACTATGGCAGTGACTATAAATGACATGCTTGAAAACGTTGAATTAACTGAAGAAGTTAAAACAGGTATTCAAGACGCTTGGACTCAGAAAATTTCTGAAGCAAGAGATGAGCTGACCGCTGAACTTAGAGAAGAATTTGCAAGTAGATACGAACATGACAAAAGTCAGATCGTTGAAGCAGTAGACACATTCATCTCAGAAAAAGTAGAAGCAGAAGTACAATTGATTGCAGAAGAAAAAGATGTTCTTGCAAAAGATCGTGTCAAATATCACAAAGCCATTAGTGAACATGCAAAACTACTTGACACTTTTGTTACTACAGCAGTAGCGAAAGAGGTTAAGGAACTTCGTGCAGATAGAACAAAGGTAAGCGAACATGTTGCTAAACTCGATGAGTTTGTAACAGAATCACTTGCTGGAGAACTTTCAGAATTCCACGAAGATAAAAAATCTTTAGTTGAGCAGAAAGTTAAAATGGTAAGAGAAGGCAAAAAGCAATTAGCAGAAGCCAAAGCAGAGTTTATTAAAAAAGCCGCTAACAAAGTCGAAGGCATTGTTAATGGTGTAATTGTAAATGAAGTAACTTCTTTCCGTAATGACATTACTAAGGCTCGTGAGAATGACTTCGGTCGAAGAATTTTTGAAGCATTTGCGAACGAATATGGTACAAGTTACCTAAACGAAGCAAAAGAAATCAAAGCAGTACAGAAACAAATAGCCGAAATGGAACTGAAACTTAATGAATCTAAGCAAGTAATTGCTAAGAGTGAAGATGCAACGAAACTTGTTGAATCAAAATTAAGAATTGCAGAAGATACAGCGAATCGTAAAGATACGTTGCAGAAACTGACAGCACCGTTAGGCAAAGAGAAGAAAGAAATAATGTTCGATTTACTTGAAAGTGTTAAAACTGACAAACTGGAAGAGTCCTTTAATAAGTACTTACCTTCAGTTTTAGATGGAGAAACACCAAGAGCAAAGAAAACATTGTCTGAATCAGTCGTCAGTGTAAAAACTGGAGACAAGAAGGCCGTTGCAAACGCAAAAGCCGAAGACGTAACCTCTGATGATGTCGTTGAACTTGACATGATTAGAAAATTAGCCGGACTTTCAAAATAATTAGGAGTAATAAAATGGCAGATTTATTTGAGAGCAACTGGTCGGCAACAAAAGACGCATTAATGGAAGGTGTAACGGGTAACCGTAAATCTACATTAGATGTGGTTCTTGAAAATAGCAAAAGGTATTTACAAGAGTCCGCAACAGCAGGTGCAACAGGTGCCGGTTCAGTAGCAACTTTAAACAAAGTAATGTTACCGTTAATCAGAAGGGTTATGCCTTCAGTTATCGCTAACGAATTAGTAGGTGTTCAGCCTATGACTGGCCCAGTAGGGCAAATCCATACACTAAGAGTCCGTTATGCGGAAACAGGTGGTGGAGCAACAGCAGGTGACGAGGCTTTAAGTCCTTTCAAACTTGCTTCAACTTATGCAGGTTCTCCAGATGCTACAGCAGCAGCTGAAGGTAATCCTGGACGTAAGATGAGCATCCAAATCTTAAAAGAAACAGTGGAAGCTAAGACTAGACGTCTAAGTGCTCGTTGGACTTTTGAGGCAGCTCAAGATGCAGAATCTATGCACGGCGTTGATGTCGAAGCAGAAATTATGCAGGCTCTAGCTCAGGAAATCGTAGTTGAAATCGACCAAGAAATTATCGGTTCATTACGTTCACTAGCAGGTGCTGGTACTACTTTAGACTTTAGTTCTTTAAGTGGTCAATCAGTATATGTCGGTGACAGACACGCAGCTTTAGCTATTGAAATTAATAGAGCAGCAAACAGAATCGCAGCAAGAACACGTCGTGGTGCTGGTAACTACATCGTAGTATCTCCAGAAGCATTGACAATCTTGCAAAGTGCATCAACTTCAACGTTCGCAAGAACAACTGAAGGTTCTTTTGACGCTCCTACAAACACTAAGTTTGTTGGAACATTAAACGGAACAATCAAAGTATTCGTAGACAACTACGCAGCTGACGGTACTAAAGTACTTGTTGGTTACAAAGGTTCAAGCGAGTCAGATGCTCCAGCATTCTACTGTCCTTATATC